GCTAGATATATTAAAGGATAGACCTTTTAATATTCAATTTAATCTACCGGTTTTATGGAATAATGGTATTTCTACTGATATTCCTACTATTATACCGAGTAATATTATTAATACTATTGGATACCAAACACATCATATCCAATATAGAACTATGAATATTATTAAACCACATATTAATATTGTTTTAAATAAAAAAATCAATGCTGGGAATGACATTAAAACTATACGCGGGAAAATATATATTGCTAGATATACTATTGATATATTTAAACCACAATACCGACATACTACTATTTTTAAAGTTATTGCTGATTTACAATATGATGTTTATCATTTACATGCATATGGAAAGAACAATTCATTAGTTTATTATAATATTGCTTATATTCCTGATTATAAAACTAGTGTTTTTATGAATGGATTATTCCGTAATATACGTGAAAACAAAAATATAGATTATATTGAAGAAAGTGATGATGAAGATGATTTTCAAAATATTAATGAAGATAAATATGTTGATACCAATAAAGTATTATCTATGGAATGTATTTTTAACAAAAAATTTAAACGATGGGTACCTGTTAGAGTTAATAATTATAATGGTAAGATTATACATATTTCTAGATTGGTTAAAGATTACTATTAAAAATAACTACAATGCATTCTTATTCACATATAAATCTTTCGCAAATGTCTTGATGATTTTATTATCTAAACGGATTTGCTCATCTTCAGCGTCACCTAATATTGCTCTCATCATTTTATAACAAAAATTATAATTACGACTATCCATTATTTCACTATCTGGATGAGCGGTTCTCCAATTTGCAACAGAACGATAATTTGTCATTGATATGCTACTTAATATTCTACGTAACTTTGTTAATTCATCTGTATCTTTACACCATTCATCTTTATCTTTTATATACATTGTTTCGCGTTTCACATCTGTACAATGAATTGGACGTTTCGTTATATCCATTACTTTAAGCCGGTCCATTATCATTTTTGTCATACCATTTACATAACCATGATGTCCTATATATTCTAATTCATCTATCTGCACGTCTATATTTCCTAAAAAATCTGTAATATTCATCGCATCTTTACACGTGTCATTCAGGAAAAAATTTAAATTAAAACGCTGATTATTATTATTTGTTGTATTGTTAATGGTTTTTCCTTCCTTGAACATTTCTACCATATGTGACTGCAATTCTGTATTTTGGGTTTGAGTTTCTTGAATTTGTTTATTTTGATCAACCACCAATTGTTTGAACTCTTTATTTTCACGAATTAATTCCAATATTATATTACTTTGACTGCTAATATCCAAATGATGTGTTGTGTTTTTTTCAAGATTGTCTGCATTAGTTGTATTATATTTACATCGTTGTTTATGATACCATAAACTATTTCGGGCTTTATATATCTTACCACATTCACATGCAAAATGGGTTTTGGCATTTTTTGGCATTTTTTCTGTTCTATTTGTTCTATTTTTATGTTTTGCAGTCAATATATGTATGTCCCAATTACTTTGTTTACTGCATTTAAAGTTGCATTCCGGACAACTGAAAAATTCGGCATTTTTTGGCATTTTTTTCTGTTCTAAATGTTCTATATTTTTAGAACAGAAAATAATGCCGAAATTTTTTTTATAAAAAAATATATGCAGTCATGCCAAAAAAATAATTCTGGGTTTTACAGCATTATGCTTTAAAAATGAAAATCGTGTTTTTTTCGGAAAATTTATTATTCCGATTCTGAAAAATGGACATTTTCAGAATGTCCATTTTTCGAATCCGTTGCCATAAGTTTTCTGAAAAATAATTATAATAGAATAAATTAGAAAAACAACTTAAAGATAAATATATAAATTCAAAATCAATATGGGTTGTTAAAAATCGCGGTCCTATAATAAATAATAAATAATAATTTGATATAAAGAATCCCAAAATATTATTTTGAATTTTGAAAATATATAAAATATTTATTTTTGTCAGGAATGGGTGATGGATCTATACGTACTAAAGATTGTTCTCGTTTTCTACGTGATTTAATTTTTATTGGTTTTGTTTTTTCGTTTTCGGTACTATCAAAACTATGTGACCGACTGTCTATGCTATCATTTCTTTTTCTACTTTGTTGATACATATGATTATAATAAGTATATTATAATTATATTATTTTTTTAGACAATTTACACATATATCATTTATCATTATTAGATATCCATCTTTATTCACTCGGTCTTCATGATATTTAAATTTTGTATTTTCAAATGTTTTATAACATTGTTTACATGTATGTATACCGGATTTAATACCTCTATGTAAAATAATTCCAACTGCATCATCCAATTGAACATTTGTAGGATTTGTATTAAATAACATTTCATATTTGGTATACAATTTTCGCCAATTATCTTCTAACGATTCATAGGTTGTAACTTTATCTTTAAAAAAATATTTTTCATTTAATATTTTATTTATTTTATTATATAAATCCATGACAATATATCTTATAATGATATTTATAAATCATTTATATTAATTAAACATTTTTTAGGTAATTCTTCTTCTTTATCATTAACAGCATTATCTGTAATTTCTTTGGGTTCATATACACGTTTCCATATTCTATCTGTTTCCCAATCTATTGACATATTTGTATACTTATTAGAATCTGTCATTCTAATACGATAATTGCACTTTTTATAAAATCGCTTTCGTTGCAACCATTGCTTTTGGAAATTTTCATGCATGTCTACAATATCTACAATAATGGGATGTTTATGTTTTACTCGTAAAATACGTCCAACAGATTGAACTATATCAGTTTTAGGTGAAACCATTACTAATGTAGCTAATGTTTTAATATCAAGAGCTTCTGCTGCCATTGCATAAGTAGCCAATACGATTTTCTTTGTTTCTGTTTCTTGCAATTTAACTTGCTTCATTCCGCCAATATAATACCCAACACTCGCTATTTCACGATAATTAATCGCTTCATATAGGTAAGTCAAAAGTGATTTATTTTGACATAAAATCATAATTTGATTTTCTGGATGCTCCTCTAATAGATCTCCTAATACTCTTACAATAAAATCACTACGTGGACCAAATGCACATAGTTTGACTATCATACTACTGAACTTAGTGTTACCTCTATAATCTAAATCCACCTCATTAAAATCCGGGTCATCGCATTTATATTCAATCGCTCTAACACATACCGGGTCGTCTTCTTCACGTTTTTCTTCATATATTTTACCACCAATAAACATATACAATACTTTTGTTAATTTATCCTTACGTTCCACTGTTGCCGAAATACCAAGCATATAAGGTGTAATGGTTTTAAATAATGTTCGTGAAAATTGTTCACTACCTATGCGATGAACCTCATCAATAATGGTTAATCCAAATGATGAAAACGCGTTTGGTCCATATTCTTTATCATACAATGATTGAATCATGCCGATAACCACATCTTTATCTTCTATATCAAATACAGGTCCTTGAATTTTACCTATACGGGCAGTTGGTAAGAAATCATTCATTCTTTCTATCCATTGGTTCATAAGAAATTCTTTGTGAACTAAAATTAATGTTTTCTTTTTTAATTTTGATATGATATTTAGTGCCATTATCGTATTGTGTGTAACCGTGTAATCACCTAATACAAAACGACGATTTCCATCTATTTCAAACCCATAATAGTCATCTACTTCTAATTTTTCTATTTTTATTCGGGTGCTTAATGCGTCCTTTATTTGTTTTCTTGGAGTTACTTTTTTTCTGGGACATTTTACTGGAATTTCATCTAATCCTTTACCGTGAATACAGGTTCTGTAATATGTACCTTCTTTTTTTTCACCTTTATACATACAAGATTTTTTACATTCGCTTTTATAAGCAGCAAATCCTAATGACCTTGCTATAAATATGATATCATCTAATAACCGTTCATTTTTTTGAATTATATCATAGCAATTATAATGAACAGACCCATCTGAATCTATAATACCTGCTAACAATTCTAATTGTGTAGTTCTATCGTTACACTTATAATCATGTGGAATATGTTTATTTTGTATTAGATTATATTCGCGTAAATAATTCATAAGTTCATTGGAACCTTTTTCTATTTTATTATAAGAATTAATGCGATAATCATATTGTTGTCCTGTATATTGCAAATACAATGATGGATGTTCATTCATAAAAGTATTTTCAGTTAAATATTTTAAAACACTAGATTCTTGAGTGCTGATTCCAGTGCCACTTGAATTCCCGTCACCAAGCCAATATCCAAGTAAATAAGGATCTATATATACTTCTTTTGTAGGAAATGTAATAGGAACCCGATAACCAACAAGAACTCCTCCTTTTCCGTGATATGATTTTGGTAAATTTAAATAATCCAATACAGAAATATCACGAATAGTTCCCTTTGGTGTATTTTTATTTACAGTAGAACTATACTTTAATGATAAAATGTGACTTTCATTCACAGTATATGAATCGCCTTTATTTGGTATGACTTTGTACATTTGCTCCCTTCCTCGTGCGAGAGTTAGAATATTTCTTGGGGTTGAATCATCCCCCATAATTACATCGCCCACTTTTATGTC